TCCACCAATGTAATAATACAAGCGGGCAAAAAGTAAGACTTCTCATCAAGCTTGGAGCTTTGGTTATACATGTATTGAGAGCCTTGTCCCTCTTCCACAAAGTCGGAATGGATAAGAATAGATAAATCATCGTCGTTGCTCGTATAAGTATTTATCTCTTTGACCGCAGAATCGGCTGTCACCGTTAAATTTTGTCCAGATGCAGATGGGAAAAGAATCCTACCATTATTGTAGTCTGTATGCACACCTCCATTTTCACTAGAGTCACCTGTTACAAATGACCCGCCAACAAAAAAACCAGAGTTGGGATTGGTTATTTCTTGTTCTGCCACAAGCTGTCTGAATTGCCCCTGATAACCCACAAAGCTATCTGGAATATCCTTAAAATCAACATATTTGAAAGTATTGGATATACCAGTTTGGTAAGCTTCTATATTTTGGCTGAGAAGTTGTTTCTCAAACCAAAGATAAAAACTCATTAATAGTTGATGATCGAATTGCGCTTTCAAGATTTTAGTAGGTCTTTTTTAAACTGCTGTATCAAATTAGTGATATACGGAGTTCTCTTGAAACTTACACCTGAAACCTTATTTTGAGACTGTAAACCAGTTCCAGATTTAGAATCAGGGAAACCTTTGGGGTTGAATAAATATGCCGCCGCATTACTTACCCCCTTTTCTACTCCCTCCGCCCAACTTAATCCAGAAGCCCAAGGCATGGGCGTATCTGCAAAAATCTCTTTAGCTTCTGGTATGAAAACCGTAATTAAAAAACTACCTCTACCACGAGGTTTGACTTTATGTCTTAATTTCTTGGATAAAATTCCCTCAATCACTGCTACAGGATCACTTCCGTTATCGAACCCCAAAAAAGAAAACAAGTTTCCATAACCACCAAGTGTTCCGCTTATATTTGATGCTGTCGAACCATCAGAAATCTCCTTCGAAACAGGATGTTCCATCAAATTCTTAACTAGGTCATCTTGTTTTGTTTTTATGTGATCTTGCGCGGACGCTGACATAAGCCTAGCAACACTCGCTCCGTTACCACCAGAAGATAAACTATCTTTCAGTAATTTGGGATCAATATAAACTTTGACACTTTGTCGAGGCATTAGTTTTCGCGTTTTAGATACCACATATAAGCCTGTGGGCTAAACGGTCCAATTGCTTTTGGGTCGCTATCTACAACAAATAAATTGCCGTCAACCTCTATGCGCTCACATATTTTAATCTTTTCGTTTGCCTCTGCATTGACTTTTATTCTTATTCTACCTTCTGAAGAAGACAGACCCGCTTGACCCCCACCATCAAACAATTTTTCGTCTTGGTCGTTTTCGTATAGAATATTTGCAGAGTAAGTGAATTTAGTTAATTCCTCTTGGGTTGACAGAGATGATGTCGTGCCAGAATTTCCATAAAATGGATTATTCGACCAAGATGCAGGTTGTTGGGTTTTTGTATATACATAAATATCTCTTGCGAACGTATCCCGAACGTCCTGTAAGGAAGACTGGATCTCAGCCTTTTCAGTGTCATTTAGTATAGAAGCCATAATTAATCTCGGATATTAGCCACGCTCGTAGAATCAAAAGCGTCGTGACTACTTATTGAATCAGCCCCATGAACTTGTCTTGGTCCAGACCTGTATCGGTTGTATTGGAAAACAATCTGACCAAGCTTTTCTCTTGAGTCGCTCGAAAAATCCCTAAAGGTTTTAGCTACAGAATTTTTATTCTGCCTTTGAATAGTGGTATCACCTTCTTTCAGTGTGATCCAATCTGCTGATGTTCCATAAGTCGCAGACCTCAAAGAATCTCTTGCGGCTTTCTCATAATAGTGAACCTCATAAAGAGTTTTGAATATCTCTAATTCTTGAGACGTTAACCCGTGACTGGCAGAGTCGCCAGATCCTAAAACAATAGCACCTGTATCATTTGCGGAGAACTCTTCGTTTGTAAGTAGGTTTAATTCGCCCAAATTGGCGTCTAACCAGCCTGAAACGTATGAGGTGGGATAAGTCCCAGTATCGTCAGGGAAGTCGTATGTGACGATTTGTGTGGCTAGATTTCCGAAGTCGTTCATGTGTTATTCAAATGTCTTTGAATAATCTTACACTTTCTTTGTAATTTGGATCGTTTTTATCTAGCTCGATTGGTCTAGCGGGAGTGCCTACTGTAACATCATGTTTTTGTGCGTAAAAATCAAAAGACTTAATTAACGCGCCTTTTAGTTGGTTTCTTCCACCAGATGGTTGGATGCCAACGCGAGAAGCTAGAGTTGTCATTTCAGCAACAGACATACCAGAAAGGTTCTCTTTGAAGATGTCTCTGTTTAGAGTCCTGTATGGATTAGCGTCTTTAATACCAAGCAAGTCTTCAAGCTCTTTTGCTTTTTCGATTTGAGCCTGTTTAGAATTTCTATCTTTACCATCAACCTCGTCAAATTTACTCATGTCAATCTGATTGCCGTCAGTAATCTCTTTTTTAACATCAAGTCCTTCTAGATCTTCGGCGGAAGCAGAAAGAAGATCCTTTCCTTCAGGCAATCCGTTGATTTGAAGTTCTGTGTTGTTACCTTTCGGTTTTTCTTCGTGTTCTATTTTACCGTGAATGAAGTCTAAATCTTTTTTGTCCATAACATATGATATAGATTTAAATAAAAAAAATCAAAAAAAAAGAGCCGCTCCGCTGGGAGCGACTCTTCTGAGGGGTTCAGAGTGGATTAGACAGAGATACCGACAAGGGCGCGGTCGTCAATACAGACGCGACCCTCTTCGACTTTACCGTAGTATCCGATCTTGTTCTGGCGAACGCTGAACTGATCGTCAACAACAACGCTAACTTCTGATCCTGTTCCTTCTTCAGAAACAGCAGGGCGAAGTAGAACGTCGCGGCTTCGGTCGATACCGATAACGATTTCGTCAGCAGACTGCGAGAATGTTCCAGTGTCACCTCCGCCTACAACAGTAGCTCCTTCAGCAGTAACAACTGCGTCAAAGATCTTGTTGAAACGTTGATCGATGCCCATTTCCAGAACTTCGATAAGGTTCATGCCGTAGAAGCTTGGAAGACCACCAGCACCGTATAGAGAATCACGCAGACTCTCTGGAGCAGGAAGACCATCTTCGGTATTGGCAGGAGCGCCCCCGTCAGCGGCGACGGTGTTGATTGGGTTGTAAGACATTGCGCGAACCTCTTGGATGATTTCAGGAGAAACCAAAAGGTCAGTAATGCCAACCTTGCTACCACCAGTAGGAGTGCCACCAGAGAAAGAACTGTTGATGCGCTTTGCCTTCGTCATAAGACGGTTAAGGTCATGAAGCACGAAACGGCTTTCTTGGGTAGAACCGATGATATGATCACCAGCAGAACCACTTGTGGTATCACCCTTTACAAGCGCGGCGGCAAGCACGTTAAATGCGGTGCGCTCCTGCTTGAGCATAACTTCTTGAGCCATGCGGGTGAAGGTTTTAGAAACAACGTCCAAGCGAGCTTTCCGAGCATACTTCCTGTCAAACGCAAGGGCGCTATCAAGAGTGTAGGTCTGGAACTTAAGCTCGTTATGAGCAGGGAACACTTGGTTATATGGAAGACCACCAGCTACCTGTTGAGAGTAGACTTGGATGTAATCTTCGTCGGTGATGTCGTAATAAAGATCAAGAGGGATAGATGGATTGTCATCTTCTCCAAACGTAAGTGTAGAGAAAAGGCTTCCAACTGTCACAGCGTTGTTGATAACTTCGCTAACCACAGGGGAAAGGAGTTGAGCAACGGCGGCTTGTGCCTCATAAGCTTCCTCACGATTATTGGAACCCATTGCGCGAACAAGAGCCAATTGATCTTCAGTTCTTTGAATATTAATTTTCATTTTTGTAGAGGATGTGGATTAGAGTTCAAGTTTAAGTATTGCGTATGCACCTTCAAAAGCGTCAGTCGAAGATTGTCCGACACGGTCGCCAGTTGCGATGAATTTTCCAACAGCGGCGTCCTTCTCAGCTTGTTCAGCGGAAGCGAAAGCTACTCCAGTAAGAGTTCCGTTTGCGGCTGGGACAGCAAGAGAGTTAACAGCAGGAGCAACTCCACCAGCAAGCGCGTTCACATTAACAGTGAAAATGCCTTTGGTAGCGATTGGAACAGCTTGACCAGAAATAACGCACTGAAGCTCTTCGCGCTTCACTGAATCGTAGATCAAGTTTTGTCCGTTTTCGTCATTAGCTCTTACATCGCGTAGCATGATTCCTAGAGGACGCACAGCGGCTCCAGTTCCAGCAACTTTGCTTACTTTGTAATTAACTTCTGGATAAGGAGAGTATCCATTTCCCATAACATTGTTATAAGAATCAGAGTCGCCCCTTGTGGTCATAGATACAGGTTCGTCGGTGAGATTAGCAGAGCTAACCTGAACAACAGAACCAGCTTCACCCGTTACTGCGTCAAGAGAATAGAAGTTGATAACATCATTCTCATCGTAGCTACGGTATGGTAATAGTCGTGTAATTTCGTTTGCCATAATAGTTATGGTTAGTAGATTGTTTAATTAGGAGATTTTGTATGCGAAACCAGCCTTGGCTTTTTCATAAAGAGTTTCTTCCTGAGTTCCTTCACCGTTTCCGTTAGGGAGCGAAGATTCAGCTTCGATCTCTTCGGTTTCGATTTCAGTTTCAGTTTCTTCTTCAGTTGAAGCTTTAACTTCTGTCTCGTCAGTTTTTGCGTCGCTCTTTTCGAGTTTCTCAGCAATAGCTTGCTCGATAAGTGCGTCTTGATCTTTTTTGGCTTGAGCCATAGTCTCTTTATCCTTGTGGGCGAAGATGACTTCGATCTCGTTTTTCAAAACTTCAAATGCTTCGTCTTCTTTGACCGCCTTGAGTTTAGAAGCGATGATCTTACTCTCTTCTTCAGAAAGGTCGTATTTGTCATCGAAATGATTCATGCGGTCGTTAAATAGCTCGGCAGAAGCTTTCGCTTCAATTTCAGTTTTCAACTTATCAAGTTCGTTGGAAACCTCAAGGTGCTGGTCCTGTAGGGACTTAAGTTCCTTTTCGGTGTTTTCACGAGCTTCTGACTCTAGGTCAACTTTAGACTTCCAGCTTTCGCCGTGTTTTTCAAGGGTTTCCTGCATCAAAATGCCAATTGATTTAGCTTGATCGTCGCCCTTAACAACGGAAGCGATTGCTTCGGTAGTCTGTTTTACGAATTCTTGGAATTGTTTTTCGTCCATATTTAAAATATTTGATTTGTTTGTTGTTACATCTTTTTTCTCTAATTGGGAATTTTTTTGTTTATTGGCGACCGCTTTTTCATCCTTTGATTCTTCTTTGTTTGGGTCAACTGGATAGATTCCTTTCACTCTTGCGGCTGGCTTCATGGTTAGACCTGCGCCCAATGGGATAACATCACCACAAAAAACTCGTGCTACACTATCTCCATTTTTATCTTTTCCAGATCCCCCAAATCTTTTTAGGTATGCTCGATACTCTTCGTAGTCATCCTGTTCAACAAATTCGCATTCGCAAACCTTTTTACTATTGCCCTTGATAATCTTAAATTGACGAGAAGCTAACTCCCAACTTGTTGAAATGTTTTGGTAATCTTCACTGTCTTCGCTGGCAGACTCTATGATGGATTCTGCTAGATCAGGGAAAATCTTTCTGTAAATAAAGCCAAAAGCATTCAGGTAAAACGGTTCGGTTTTGTCGGCGTATGATTCAATGTCGTTATCGCCAAAATCAAACTCTTTTTCAGAAAGCGACGCATTGATCATGTGACCAACAATTTTGTGCTTTTTGTGTTCTATGTTGATTGGTTTGTTAGCTAAATTCTTTACACATTTGATTGCCGCCATTGTATTCATGGCATCATCATTCTGATTAACCTCGTTAACTACAGCCAAGTTAAAAACGACTGGCATCAAATCAATGTTCATCTTGGCGTTAAAGCCCTCTGGCAACATTGACTTGACGGAAGCTTCTGAAACTTCTACATCATCAAAACTCTGAACATCTAATACTTTAAACTTTGGAGCTATTTGAAAACTAAACTCTTTCTTCTTTTCTGCCATAACATTCCTTACACAGAAATTTTAGTAGAATGATATAAAATTGCAGAGCATAAATCATTTAAGTTATGTTCTGCTCCAAAATCCAAGACTTCAGGTTTTGCATCGAGTGACTGAATCTCTTCTAAATTGTCAACCACCTTAGCAAGCGTGGCTTCCCATTCGTCCATTTCCTTAGAAGCAAAGATTGATTCGCAAACCCTACCCACAAGATCCTTGCGGTTTTCGTCTAATTCATCCATTCCATATTTAAAAGCAAAATCTCTATAAGCTTTTGTTTCAAATTCACTTGCTTTGTTTGTAACTTCAATAAGATTACTCTTGGAAATAGAGGCGTTAGATTGACCCATTGGTCTTCCACCCGAAGGCGATGGATTAGTTACGCTGGCAGGTCTACCCTCTCCAGATGGCGCGGCTGGATTGCCGTTTCCAGAAGGTTTGCTTACGCTGTTGGGACTATCCTCTTCGTTTTCGTAGAAATTAATACTGTTCACCATCGGTGTGTAGTAACCCTTCTCGCGAGATTCTTTAAATTCTTCTTGCGAGGGCTTTAGATCAACAGCTTGAGGGAACTCACCCCTATGAACGACATCCATGCCTTGCTCTGGAGTTAGTATGCCAAGCTCCATCATTCTTGTGGCTAGTTTGGTCAAATCTGAATTGTCTAAAGTATCCGTGTTTACGAATTTTACTTCTGGATAACTTTTTAAACCAAGACCTTTGCAGATCCTCTTGATTTCTGGTTGTAACAACTCTTTAAGAAATTGATTTCTTGATTCTTGTAGGCGGCTCATGAATATTTTCATTTTCATAGAACCATCAGAATATTTTGTATCTCCGATTAGAACGTTCTGTAGACCTTCTTGAATATCTTTGTTTAGAATTTCGTATTTCTCAGCACCCATTACTTTCTTTAGGTCAGGTATGACAAAATCCGCTTTCGTTGTATAATCGGAAACAAGAACACGACCAACACTTTCGTTTTGGAAGATTTGTTGCATGGCATCGATAGCCTTATGGTTAATTCCGCCCTTGTCTGGCTCTGCGCCCATTGTAACCAGCAACACAACATTCTCAATAGAACGAGCAATCGCCTGATCTATTTTCTTTAGCTCCATCTTCTTGTTCATATCATCAAGAACAGAGAACGCGTATGGGACAGCTAAAGGTTCATAGTCTTGCTTCTTAGCAAAGATCGCATGAAGGAACTTTGAATCAAGTTTGATTTCAGCCCTTTCATTAGATAACCCGCCAGCCCCAGACTGAATCATCTTTTGTGTTTCTTCAGGGAGAGATTCGTAGGTTTCCTTTTCGTGTTCTGTTTGGGGATTTTTCAAACGAGCCACTTCAAACGGAGTTAATACTTTGGCGTATTCTTGATGTGAGAAAGATAGAGAATTTTTAGCTACAATATCAGTGGGATTAAGAACAAGATATCGGATAGGTATTTTGAAGTTTTTGTTAGTTTGCGCCCCATAAGCCTCATACAGTTTCCCTGCATTTGTAGCTTTGAGTTTTCCATCAATACGGTGCGCGAAGAAGTTACTTGATCTATAATATTCTCTAAAATATTGGCTTTTTAAATCGTCGATATTGATTCTTTGCAACCAAGCTTTGATTAGTTTACGCGATTTTGCGCTTCCACCATCAAGGTAGATGTCTGCATCTGCAAACTCAGAAAGAAGATCGATTGTGCTACGAAACGCCGCAATATTAAAATAAGCTTTTTGAGTCAACCTAATTGCGTCGCCAGCACTAACAGAGTCTTCTGAGTAGGCAAACGGCAATAAACCGTCATCGATATTCTTAAAACGATCTGTCGCCAAGGTTGTGGCTGTTGAGTTTTTTCTAGATTTAGAACGTTGTGCGTTATTTGGGCGAAGGCTTCTTGAGGCTGTAGCTTCGTATAGGTTATCTCCAAGCATTTTTGGCTCAAAGACTTCTGGCTGATTTGCTGACGCAAGTGCCTCCAAGCTCTTATCTTGACCTTGATTTTTTCTTTTTTCCCAGTAATCGGAACGTTTTGTATATTTTCTCTTTTTCGCCATGTCAATTGTTACACTTTAACTTTTCAAAGTCGAATTTTTTACTTTATGATTCTTGGAATGAAGTCGTTAACAGGTTTGGGTTTATCTTTTGCTTCATTCATGTCGTAGTATAGTTTGATAAACCAATTTCCTAGAACTAGTGCGGAATAGGAGTCTTTTCGCGCTCTGTTGGGACCAGTTGCTCTCTTAAGATTTTGGGGTAAATCGAAAGATTGGCTACCTTGGGGGTTGCTCTTAACTTCAATATTTGCACATTCTGACTTTGTAAGTTCGATTATGGTTTTTTGGTGGTCTATGAAGTCGATCATCTTAGCAGAATTGTTGCTACCCAACATATTCATGTCCCATTTTATCTGAGTAATGGGAAGTTTCTTTTTTCTTTGAGCGTCAAAGTGGTCATCTACCGATCTAGCCCCAAATAGAATTTTCTGGTGGTCAATATTTGCTTGAAGTAGTTCGTTTCCTGAACGAATCCACTGAGATGTGGGCTTCCTTAGAATACAATATTTTCTACCACTAATATTATATTCATTTTTAAGCTTGACCATGTTGTCATTATATTCTTCTGATTTGTCAATATCCATTCCTATTACTCCAATATTGATATTTGACGATTTGAATAATTCACTTTCGTTACAACTGTCGATAAACTGAACCCCTCCGTTATAGTCACCGCAGATACCCACGATATTAAAATGAGTTAATATATAATGAAAATACCTCATGTGGTCTTTTAGAGAAACTCCCGCGATTGCATAACTGTGGACTAAGCAAGACTTCTTGGAGTCAGGCAATAGCTTAAACACGTGCATAGCAAAGTGGTCGGCGCTTGTATTTCCAGCCCAGTTAGGGTCAAATGATAGTATGTATTGATCTTTAGGATTACCCACCACTTCTGCCGCAGGGTATTCGCCATCAGGAATAGTGCATTTCATCATCTTAGATAAACGAAAATAACCATCACTCTCATCCACGAACTGACCACCAAACTCTCGCTCGAACTGCATTTCGCTCATTGTTGATTTAGCTTGCTTCAAAAGGTTTTTATCATAAAGTGTATTCGGCGCACAGTCATAACTTAACTGCATAATAATACGATAAGCATCATCCGCCGCGTCCTCGTCATCTTCTTCGTCGGCACTCTCGTATACGCCGCTGATAAGGTCTCGGTATTTACAGTATAATTTATACATGTATTCGAACTTGAAACTTGGCGATGATAGAATGATTAGTTTGTTATTGGACCAAACATGCCTGTCAGACTCTTTCATTTCTCCAGAGTCAATCAACATACTCTCTATATCGTAAATCTCTTCCCTTTCCGTAGGGTTATCAACAACACCGAGAAACGGCAAAATAACTTCGGTGAAAATCTTTTCTGGTATGGTTAGGAACTCGTCAAGCACAATACGATTAAAACGAAAACCACGAAGTCTCTCCCCGTTAGCCAAGGGTAAAGCAATTGCTTTGTTTTTACCAATCTTCATTGTCCATGCATCTGTTCCTTTGGAAAGCTTGTATCCAGACTCTCGCGCCATAGCCGCTTCGGGCTTTGCCATGATATCTTCAATCTTTGAAAATATTTGTTTGGACTGACGGAATGTCCCAGCAATAACACCAATATTTGCGCTAGGATTCAATAAGCATTCTAAAATAACATAGATGGCTGTTGAGAAAGTCTTTGATAAACCACGAGAAAAGACGAACATCGAGTAATCTCCGATCATCATAGATTTTATCGCCATTTCCTGAAACGGAAATAATCTAACCCCAAGAAAGAGTTCGCAAGTATAACCAACATTGTTTCGTAAAAAACGATACAGTTGATATTTCGCCTCCTCTTCTTTCATATCCCCTTCAATAGCCAACAATTTCTCGTTGATTTTCGTCGCTGAATACTCATATCTATAACGCTGTTTTCCTTTATCCCAAGCCACAATCTAAATTCCTTCTAAATTTGTTTTTTATAATTATAAAATCTTTTTAATACGATCACCTTTTCATGCTGACCCTTTGTTTACCGCAAACCCTATTTTCGATATAGTATTGCAAGTCTACCTTCCATAAATCCTGTCCATGTTTTAAGATTTTTGGAGTAATCTTTTTAGCTCCGTTGCGCGAATAAGCGAATATAAATTGAAGGTTGTCAGGATACTCTATCATAAGATCTCGGACATTGTGCCATACATAATTAAGATTGCTTTTGAATTTTGTTTTTTTATTAGCCTCTTTCACTCCTTGGATGGAATCCTCGACTACAACAAACATGTAAGAATCAAACTGAACACAACGATCCATTTCTCTTCTAAACCTATCTATATCCTTACCAAAAGTCGATCTAAAATCGCCAACAGACTTTCTGTCCACGAATGTCTTGGAGAAATCTTCCCCCGCCGCCGTGTAATCACCAAAGTCCAGTTTCTGACTAATACTATTTTTATATGAAAACGGTAACTGCTCCCTTGTGTCAACCATCACAGTAATATCTGAGGCATCATTACTCCAAAATGATTCTGGAAGTTTTTTGTTTAGCTTAACTGGAAGACCAATCTCTTTGCAAAATGCGTTGTAACTTCCCCACACATTCCGCATGGTCATGATGTTCGGCATCTCATACAAATCATAAAAAGCATTGGGCGGCATAAACCCAAGTTCTTTGTGTTCTGCTTTTTGTTTAAATTTCTTAATAATGTATTCTTTTACTTCGGACGATGGGCTTACCTTGATCCACTTTAAATAATTGTCGTAAGAAACAAAATCAGTATCCACATATTGACTGTATTTTTTAAAAGGTATAGGTTCTTTTGAAAATAGATCGTAGCGTGGATGGTGTTTAACATAATACTCCGCAAGGCTGTCAAAATGACATTTTGTATGCTGGTGTAAACCCCTTCTGGATGTGAAGGTTTTACCGCATTCTTTACATTCAAATTCACTCATAACAATTCTTCTTTTGAAATCCCAAGGACGCGAGCCTTAAACTCACTCATTGTCTCCAACTTATCCGCAGTATCTGCCACAAGGCGTTTTTTCATTTCAGCCATCTTGATCATAAGATCACGATCTTGCTTGTCTTGAAACGCTTCAACCAAAGCTTCGATAGATCCACTTCTTTCACCTTTCGCCTTCAATCTGTCTTGACGACTACCATTCAGACTCTTCGTAAGAGCCTCTACTCGCTTCTCGCATTGATTGAGTTCCTCACTAGTGGTCTTAATAAGCTCTGTAAAGCGTATAGTTGCCCCCTGTGCGTCGTCACCCATGTCATCGAGCATCTTGTTCAATTTATCTAGTCGCGCCTGTATGTGCTTAATTCTGACGTAGTTGGTACATAGGGTTATGTATTGATTTTGCTCATCGGAGGTCAAATCGGGCTTATCCCATGTCGCTCGCACAAATTCACTCTCAAATAACTCCCTGTCAGTAACGCGGCAATACTCATTTATGGTTTGCTTCAATCTGGGGCTGTGGAGATACTTGATAAGCATACGCATCATCTTTTCATGCTTGTTGCTAATGCTTTCTATAGATATTTCCTGACCCGCCCAATCGTTTACTTTTTTAACAGACCTTGAAACTGCTGTCGGCGGATTCCACCTTTCAGAAGTCACCACTTCATTCTCGTTGATGATATCTGGTCGATATTGAGTAAGAAAGTTGATAACAGCACGGTGATGTAGGCTTAAACTCTTAATTTCTCCATTCTCAAAAACAATACGAGCGATATCAAGTGGAGTCATGTCAGAATCGATATGGTCGCCCATAAGGAAATCTCTTTGTTGTTCCGTTAGGTTGACTGCATTACATTCTTCGTGCTTTGTAGTCTTGTATTCCTTGTTTTGCTCGCTTAAAAAGGCTCTTATAGCCCTGCCTATCTTATGACGACCGTCTGCCTCTGGATCACCAGAAACAACTTGTGTAATGCGCTTAAGATCAGGGTCTTTTTTAAATTCTCTGATCACTTGTTGCTTTTCTTCGTCTGAAAGTTTGTATTTGTTCAAATCAAATCCTCCTCTTCTATTATTTTCTTCCCGATTTCGTAGAATTTCTTCTTCAGGTTATTTAGTTGCTTATATCGTGGCGTTTTCCTGTTTTTCTTATCTTGTTTAAAACCAAACTTTTCCGCCACCTCTTGATCAGAACAGTGATCAACATAGATCATTTTGTAAATCTCTTTTTGTTTATCGTTGGTTATTTTATTAATAATAAGTTTATGAAGCGTCCCAGTTTTCTCCTCATAGTCTATACCTTCTTTAATACAGGTCTCTCCAATAGAAACGGCGGGGTCTAAAGATAAAGGTAGTTTAAGATTGTAAGCCTTTTCTTTTTTCTTTTTCCACTTGGCGTATAAACTGCATTCCGCGCTAATGTTGCCGCTTTTGTTAAGCGAACATTCCTCGCCTCCCATATAGTGAGAGCATTTGAGACACGGCTTCGCAAAATTACCATAATGATTCCTGATTTGATTCCTAATCTGATTATAGATCAGCCGCGCACACCAAGGCGCGAAGGGTCGCTTTTGGTCCCACAAATGCCATTTCTTGTAAATATGGGTGCGAATCAGTTGTGAGATATCATCATAATCTAGCCATGCCAAAGCGGTCAATTGCCACTTTGATCTATAACGAGCTAGAAGACGTTCAATCTCGTCTTGCATATCCTCGTATTGATTATTCATTAATATCTTTTGATCTTGAGGCTTGCGCACAATCTTGCATGTTGTGCTTGATGATGTCTTTACCACTTGGCAAATTACTAGGAGCGCGTCTGCTAGCAGATCCATCCGCCCCTTTTCCGAAAACATCTTCAATTTTAGTTACAGATTTGTTATACTGAACTCCAATGCCCCTCTTTAGACCATCTAAATCAATACTACTCACAGACACCTCTTCGACCTCATCTGAAGTCTTTTGAGTTGCTTGAGATACTCCAGAAATCGCCTCCCCACAATTAGCACAAAATTTAGGCTTAGTTGTTTCGTAGACGTTTTTAGTTCCACATGATACACAGAAAATTTTATTCATAAAAAATGTTAAAATAATTACACCTAAAAATCTATTTTTTATTCAAATTTTT